AGAGCCATACTCTTTGCCTTCTCTATATTTAATAGCTTCTAAAACAACATCTTTCATTTTTTGTTCACCTAATGTTCCTATGACACCCCACTTCATTTGTGCAATTACTCCTGCAATGTTTGATGGTCTACCTGCTTTGTCACCTGATTTAAACTGTGATCCATCTTCAAAATGTCTTGCCACCCAAGCTTCTCTCTCTTTAATCCAATCTAAAACACCATCGGTTTCTTCACCTGCTCTTGCTTTTGTCCACAAATTAAAAGCTTCGTTACCTCTAATATTGCCGCCTGCTTTGTAAATATCGTTATCGTTTTCTTTTACACCTGCAATAAAATCATAATCAAATTGTGGATAATTAGAGTTTCTTAATGATATTTTTTTATCTTCATCCTTTGTTGGAAAATCAGTCAAGTTATGTTTACTCATCGTCTGATCCACCCTGTATGTTAGCTTCAACTGGCATCTTTTGACCAAAAGGTTGATAAGCAATTTCAATTCCATACTGTTCTGCTAGTGCTATTTCTTTTTGATGTTGTTCAAATAATTCTTCGACATCTCTGCCAAAAGCAGAAGATATATCGCTATAAGTTGTTGTTCCGTTTTGTAACCCTATGACGTTTGCTTGCATCTCTTTTAATGGATCAATGTGTGAGAATGATCTTGGTATATACGTTATACCTCTAGCAAACTTATCAAACTTACCCATTGGTAAATTGATATAACCTGTTGACATTGCCATCTCTAACCAAGATTTAAAAACAGGATCAACAAAATGCTCAATGATAAACTGTTGCATTAGTTGATATGCACTTCTATCTTCTAAAGCACCTTGTCGGATTGATGAATAATTAACTGAACTAAGATCGTTTGATAGCGAGTGATATGAAATATTAAGACCACTTGCGATACTTCTTAATACGCTAGTTGTAAAAGAATCAAAAGCAGAATTAGGATGTGATGGATCAAAAGCTTTAAAGTCCATACCTGCTGGCAACTGTTCAAATACGCCTGCCTGAGCAGTCATAGTAGGATTAAAAGTATCTTCATAATCACCATCGCCAACATAGCCATCACCATCTGGACTAATAAAAAAACCTTGCTTAGATGCCCCAACTCTTGCAGCTACTATCTCTGCTTCAAGATATGCGTTTAGTTGTTTTACGTTAGCCATAACAGGTGCAATGAAAGATACACCTCTAGTTTGTTCTGCTCTGTTTGGTAAATATGCATGTATTATTTCTTCAGCAGGTACTCTAATATGTTCTTGAGCAGGTTTTGGATAGGTGTTTCCGTAAGGATGTTTTTTAAATAAATGATAGGCAATAGGTCTATCGTTTCTGTCGACCTCAACACCCATCTTAATACTTCTTCCATTTGGTAGTGAGCTATCATTCTTTTGCTCGTCTAAATGATCTGCTTCTAAAAACTGTATTTGAAAACCAAAGTCTGAATCTGTTGTTTTTATTTTTCTTATTAAAACTTCACCATCTCTTAGCAATGTTTCAATGAATATTTTTTGACAATCTAAAAATGATAATCTTCCATTTGCAGTACAGTTACCTAATTGTGTCCATTCTTTCCATGCTCTTTCAATCAGCAGGTTAGCTCCTAAGTCCAATGATCTATCATCATTGTAAGACTTGGAGCTTACTCTTACGCCTTGCTTGCCAATGACATTCGATACCATCAGGTTAAGGTATCTTGAGATATATGCATCATTGCGTGCTAACTCTCTTCCTCGATCTCTAAGGATTCTAAGGTTGTCTTTGACTTCTGCATCGGCACTTGTTGAGGTGGTTAAAAAGTCTGCAAACAATCTTCCTGTGTTTGCACCTTGATAACTTCTTTTGAAAGTTCTTTTCTTAACTTTCTTTTTGTTATTGCCTAATAAATTATCGTACCAAGCCATTATGTGTATTCTGTTGGGTTAATAGTTGAAGTTGAACCAAACTTTACTTTGATAGTATTGCCTGATCCTTGTTTGTTTCTGATTCTAGCTAGTTTTATTTCTTTTAAATATTCTGCTTTGTATCTATCTCTTAACTCCATCAAATCAGGCAATGGCGTTCTTGAAAGTGATCTTCCTGCAATCGACATTGAGCTTTGATCCATTGAAGCTCTGTTTTCCATAACAGCTTCAATTGCATCAAGAACTTTTTTTGCATGACTTCTAAGATCAGCATTTGTGTTAGCAAGATTGGTTGTAATTTCAGTCCTTCCTGAATCAACCATGATTCTTTCGGAGTCAGCACTTCTCGTTATGTAGGCTTCCCAGATATAATCACCTGTATCAAAACTTGCTGTAGTTGATGAGCCAACCTCTATGTAATAAGTACTATCAGCTTCAGTTGCAGTAATAGTAAATTTTTTATTACCACCACCACCGCTATCTTCATGGAACTCATACGTCAAAGCAAAAGTTCCTACAGGATATTCATTTGCTAAATCGTCTCTTTTCCATGTAAATCTATCGCCTGCAACAAGTTTTGCAGGTTCAGCAGTTGGATAATTTGTTCTGTCGAATCTGTTAGTCAACAATAATCCTCATAAATGTTATAGATACACCTACTTATAACACTATAAACCATTTTGGTTTTGTCAATATCTACTTCCAATTAGTAGCAAAATTACCTCTTTTTATGTTGATTTTGTTTGGATTTTTAGGTTTTTTTGGTTTTTGTGTGCCTTGATCAAGCATCTTTTGCTCTATAACATCAAAATTTGGATTTAAGATGTAGATAGCACCAAAACTATAGACTAATGTATCAAGAGCTTCATTTCTTTTTCCTACCTGCTTCCAAACTAACTGCTTCTTACCTCTTACCCATTTAGTTATACGCTTTTCACTTGTAAGCTGTTTAAAATATTCTTCATCTAAATCTAAACAAAAGTGCAAAGTAGAATCTTCAGGTTCAGCAGCAAGTCTGTTAAAGATTGCTTCTTTAGCTGTATCAACTCCAAGTGTGTAGAGAACAGCTTTGTTTTTACCTACATAACTTGGTCTGTTTACTATTGGCTTTCCTTGCACACTAGCACCTTTGATAGCAAACACTCGTCTTGCTTGTCTTGGTTTAGTAAAGGCGTAGACTTGATTGGTATGTAATCCTCCTGAGTCGATACATGTGCAAGAGATAGGTATGTATCTTCCTGATTCAGTTTTAAATCTTTTCTTTAAATATGCATCAAGATCATTCCAACATCCAAGAGCATTAGGATCACCCCATAGTATTTTATAATCAATAACCCAAGCTTCGTAGTTTTTACCCCAACCCACACATTGCAACTCTAAGCGGTCTTTTTGAGTATCAACACCAACAGTAATCGCTAATACATCTTCTGGAATGGTTGTGTGATCATAATTTAGTCTTCTCTCTAGTAAGGTATCATACTCTACAGAGTCACCTTGCTCTTCCCAACTCTCACCAAGACTTGTATTGATAAATGTTTTAAGTGTTTCAGGATTTTTTTTAGCTTCTAAAAATGCAGTTGCCATTTGTCCCCAAGTAGACCAAACACTATAAAGCTCTGATATATGAAAGCCTGCTGTGTTTTCTGTTTCTTTTGTTGCACGCCACTCACCATTTTTAAGCATCCATTGTTTCTTGGACTCTTCTATTACTGACCCACAATGATCACAAGCATAAGTAGCAGTTTCAGGTTTGTCTTCTTCCCATACTACGTTTTTCCATTTAAGCACTTGTTTTTCATTACATTCAGGACAAGGCACATAGTAGTAGCGTTGATCTGATTCTTCAAAAGCAGACTCAATAGCAGATAATCCTTTTATTGTTGGGGTACTACACATAAAAATCTTGCGATTCCAAAAAGTCTTTGTTCTTGCAACAGCAAGTGCAATAGGCGATCCTTCTGATCCTGCTGATAGTTCGTATCTATCTACTTCATCCATCAACAATATTCTAATTGGTCTTGATGCTAGACCACTTGCACTATTTGAGCCAACAATTGATATATGACCACCTGCAAACTTTTTGTGCATTGTGGTATTACCACTATCTCTGCTTCTTGCATCTTTAACACATCCTTTTAACTTCTCACTATCTCGTATCATTGCAGATAATCTATCCTTACTAAATGCTTGTCCCATCTGAAGCGTTGGTTGTGTTACAAGTATTGGTGAAGCATCTTGATCTATGTAGTAACCAATGGCGTTAAGTAATATTTCTGTCTTACCAACTTGCGATGAAGTCATTACTACAATTCTTTCAATAAAAGGATCATTAAAAGAATCCATAATTTCTTTTTGATAAGGGCATCTTGACGTTGACCATTGCCCTGATTCTGCTGAAGATTCAGGTGATAGCTTTCTATATCTATCTGACCATTCTGAAACCTTTAGATCAGGTGGTGGTTTAAATGCTTGCATCGTGTTTTTCAACACGATCTGCATATTCTGTAGGTATTCCATCTTCTGCTAGTTCATTAAGTGCATCATATACACAATCTTTTAGTAATTTTTCTGCTTCAGCATAATCTTCAGTTGCAATCATTTGATGTGCTAGTCTTGAAGGCATGCCAAGCAGCTTTGCTCTGACATTTGCAATAAAATCAATCCAAGTATCTTGAACTAATGTTGCAGGTATCAATTTACCCTCTAATTCTGACACTTCTAGCTCTGCTTTATCTGCTTGAGCCTTTGTAAGTCTTGTTTTTTCCTCTGCAATGTCTCCTGATCCGCTTTTCTTATGATAACCTGCTAATTTACGCAAATAACTCATGTAAGAGTGTCTACATACGTCTATATCTAGTGGTGAACGTCCTCTTTTAGATGGTAATACGCCTTTTTTAATTAATTCAGATATGCTTGCAACAGATAAACCAAGATGTTCTGATACTTCTCTTTGCGTGGCCATAAGTTATAAATTCAGTAAATCCATATCAACTATCGCTAAAAAAAAACTGACGTCGCGAATAACCCACGATAGAGTGCTAGGAAGAACCTAGTCACTAGCGGCTACTCCTGACTGCTCTTATAAAAGCTTTAGTAAAGTTTTTGTCAAACATATTCTTTGTAAAGTTTGCAGCAATAGTATAAAAAGGAAATCTTGGTCTGTAGTCTACTGATCTTTTAAATCCAATGATAAGCTTTTGCTCTCCGTTCTTTCGTCTTTCCCATACACCATTTATTCCATTGACCTCACCTATATATTGATTTGATTTCTTAACTAGACCAGATCGCTTGCCGACAATATTACCAAACTTATTAAGCCTAGCGTTTGGAGTATAGGGTATTGGTATATTCTTACCTGTAGACCTAGTGCCACCATCTATCTGAAACTTTAGATAGCTAGCAACAATATCTTTTATAAACAATATACCTCTAAGTGTTGTTTTCTTTGCTTTGTCTACAACAAAACCTTTTTGCGTAAATGGTGTTGGTC